ACCTTTCATATTTGCATCTGTAAAAAACACATTATCTTTATTATCCATAATCCAACTGGATAAAATATTGCACTCCTCCTCGTTTATAAAGTTTTTAAAAATTCTATAATTTTTCATTCGAAAATTTTACCATGTTGCCATTGCCATAAAAAGGGAGAATGTTTAATAGAGTTATAAACAAAATTATCTAAATGAAGATACTTTAATATTTCTTTTTTGTCCAAAATTTTTTCTATTTCTTTTGTTTTTTCCTTAGAATTATTTTGTAATAAATTTAAAGTTTTTCCAAAATGCATTTTTAAAAATATATCTAAATCATCTAAGTCTATATAATGTGTAATTCCTGTATTCATTAAATAAGGGATTTGTGAACTGCTATGATTAATATTTCCAAATAAACGGTTTCTTATATGAAATTCATTAGTTGTAAATATTTTTTTAAAGTTAATGTCTTTAATATTTATTTTATGATTTTCAGCATCATAAATAAGTCCAGACATAAATCTTTCGTAAGGTTCTCTAATAATTGCAAATCTAGGTTTTTTTCCAGCAGGTGCTGTTGAATTCCAAAATTTTCCTGGATATGTGTCTTCTATACAGTGTTGCACACTCGTATTACCATTTTTAAAAATTTTTAAAAATTGAAATTTTTCTGTTTCGGTTATTTCAATAATTCTAAATTGCATAGTATTTAATTTAATTTATCATAAGCGTAATTTTTATAAGGTCCGTTTTGATTTACATAATGTAAAAATAATTGAGCCATACCTTCGCCCTTATATACACCTGGTCTTTGATGTTTTTGATCACATCCAGCATATAAAACAGCATCACCTTCTTCTAATTCAAAAGATGTTCCTTCAACAATTATAGGCCAATTATCATATTTTTTGATACAGATAGTTACACTTATTTCACAAGCCTTTCTATCAGAGTGTTTTAATAATGTAGCCCCAAAAATATAATATCTCCAATAGGCATAAGTTGGAAATAATTTTAAATTTGATAATTTTTCTACAAATGTAAGTTTCTCTTCCAATATAGAAGACATTAATGGATCTTTATACCAAGAGGGGGAAAATGATTGATTACCTATAACATAATCTTTATTTAGATCTAATCTATTATAACAATATTTTTGATAAACTTTTAATTCATCTTTATTAAAAAAGTTTTTTATTAATTTATAATCTACTGCAGCCATGCTACTATACTATATCTAGTCCCTTTCGTAATTGGTTCAATTAAGTGTGGATACATAAAATTACTTGGAAAAAATACTATAGATCCTTTATCTAGCTTTAATCTTTTTATTTCATTCTTATATTGATCTGTAAAAATTAAATCACCTCCTTCATAATCATTATTAAGATTTATAATAATACTTAAATGTCTAGGAGAGGTAGTATAATGATCTGTATGCACCTCGTATTTTCCACCGCTTGAATATTTTAACAAATCAATCTGATCAATTTTTTCACTAGACATTTGTGGAAACTTTATTTTGTAAAAAGTATATAACCTTTGTATTTCAGATTTTACATAATTCCAATAAAATATATTGGTAGGAGTTTTTAGATTTAAAGAAAATCCTCTTACGTCCCTAATATTTTTATTAATACCACTTAAAATTGTAAGGTTTTTTTTTGCTTTGTGATCTATAAAAGGTTTCATAATTTTGATAAATTCAGGGGAAACTATTTTTTTAATCTCCATTATAAATTCAGTATGATCCATAAAGCTTGTTATATATCTTAATTTAGACAGTATTTAAATAATATTCTTTCTAGGGTATAATACCTTATGCCTTTAACAAAAGTACAAATAGCCCCTGGATTTAATAAACAAGTCACTCAGACTGGAGCTGAAGGTAAATGGACTGATGGTGATTTTGTAAGGTTCAGATATGGTCTTCCAGAAAAAATAGGTGGTTGGGAACAACTTTTAGAAAATACTATAGTAGGAGCAGCAAGAGAACAATTTATTTGGGCTGATCTTGATGGTAGAAAATATGCTGCAATAGGCACAAATAAGGTATTAGTGATTTATTACGAAGGTGCCTTTTTTGACATTACCCCTTTAGGTACAGCAATCACAGGAATTACATTTGATACTGTTAATACATCAACTACAGTAACTGTAAACAAACCCGCACATGGTTTAGAGCCAGGAGATATTTTTCTTTTTTCATCTGTGACTCCTCCAACAGGTGCAGGATATTCAGGCACAGATTTTACAACAAATCCTTTTCAAGTAGTTACTGTTCCTAACAGTGACGAGTTTACAATTACAATGTCTAGCGCAGCAGGGACAACGGTCAACGGATCAGGATCTGCAACAATCACTCCATACATAAAACCAGGAGCTTTAGGTTCAACGTTTGGATTTGGATGGGGAACAGGACTTTGGGGTGGTGGACAACAAGTGTTTAGCACATTAAATGGAGCTTTGTTAGATGACACTGCTGGAACAGGAGGATCTGGCACAGCGATTACTCTTACATCAACATCAGGGTTTCCATCAACTGGCACGATCAAAGTAGGAGCTGAATTTATTTCATATACAGGAATCTCATCAAACGATCTTACTGGTATTACAAGAGCTGCAGCGGGAACTAGATCTGCGCACTCAAGCGGTGCAGGTGTTGAAGTATTTACAGGATGGGGTATTGAATCATTATCACAAACTCTTTCAATAGATCCTGCATCTTGGTCTTTAGATAATTTTGGTGAACAGTTAATTGCTACTATAAAAAATGGTCAATCTTTTTCTTGGAATCCTATTAATTCAAATCCTAATGCTTTAACTACCAGAGCAGCAATAATATCAAATGCACCAACTGCATCTGTTATGTCATTAGTTTCGGATAGGGATAGACATTTAATTATGTTTGGAACTGAAACTACTATTGGAACTCCTGGAACACAAGACAAAATGTTTATTAGATTTTCAGATCAAGAAGATATAACTGATTACACACCTACTTCAGTTAATACAGCAGGAACTTTTAGATTAGACTCAGGCACAAAAATAGTAGGTGCAGTTCATGGTAAAGATTACACATTTATTGTTACGGATAATGCTGCATACGTAATGCAATTTGTTGGACCACCCTTTACCTTTTCTATTAGACAAGTGGGTTCTAATTGCGGATGTATTGGTCAACACGCTATGAAATATGTTAATGGTATTGTTTATTGGATGGGAGAATCTGGCGGTTTTTTTGTTTATGACGGCACAGTAAAATCACTGCCTTGTGCAGTTGAAGATTTTGTATTTACAACTAAAAATGGTAATAATCTAGGAGTAAATTTTTCTGCAGGGGAATCAGTGTATGCGGGTCTTAATCATTTATACGAAGAGATTTGTTGGTACTATCCACAAGCAACATCTGATTTTAATGATAGATATGTTTGTTATAATTACCAAGATGGAACATGGGTGACTGGCTCTTTATCGAGAACTACTTGGGTTGATGCTAATCTTTACGAAAATCCATATGCAACAGAATTTAATTCTACAGGCTTACCTACGTTTCCGACTGTTCAAGGTATTACAAATATTAATGGGTCTACTAAATATTTTGAACATGAAAAAGGTGTTAATGAAGTAGACACCTCTGGTAATAAAACTGCCATACCAGCTTTTATTGAATCTGGGGATTTTAGTTTAAATCCTGATGGCACAAATGCTGAGTTCTTTATGAGCATGAGAAGGTTTGTACCCGATTTTAAAACAATACAAGGTAATGCTCAAATTACTATTTTGTTGAGAGATTTTCCTGCTGATACAGAAACATCGTCTCCACTAGGACCATTCACGGTCACCGGATCAACAAAGAAAGTAGACACACGGGCAAGAGCTAGATTTGCAAGTTTAAAAATTGCAAATACTAGCACAGATGAAAATTGGCGCTTTGGAACTTTTAGAGCAGATGTTCAATTAGATGGTATGAGGGGATAATGGAAGAAGATATAATGAATCAATCTATACAACCTATGGGGATTAAACCTTTAATTACAGAAGAGAGACCTGATTTTAAAGGAATGGCGTTAAATGTTGCGAAAAATAAAGCCCTAGATTATGCAGCTGGGAAAGTAGGTTTAAACATGGCTCAAGCTTCTGGTCTAGCCAGTATACTTGGTATAGGTTCATCAATTTTTGCACCTCTGGGTTTAGTTTCTGCATTAACAGGAAGATCATTAGGTATTTCAGATTATTTAGCAAATCGAAGAGCTCAAAAAGAAGCAAGAAGATTAAGACTTAACGATCCTCAAGGTAATGTAACGACTTATCCCGTAGGTATAATGGCTATGCAACCCACAGCTCAAGAAGCCTACAAAGCTGGACAATATAATACAGGTAATGGAGGAATGACATCTAATCAAAGCACAGGAACCTCCGCCGAGAGAGGAGCAGCATTACATGGCTAGAGTAGATATAGTTATACCAGAACCAACTCCTAGATATACTGAAGAAAATCAAAGACAAATAAATCAGTCTTTACGAACTATGCAAGATAAGTTAAATACGTCTTACCAACAAGAATTAAAAAATGAACAAGATACATTTACCTGGTTTATATCATGACAATTAGATACAAGAATGAAGGAATAAATTTAAACTCTACAGGAACAATAAGTGTGTTTACTGCGCCATCTGATGCAACAGTGTTAATTAAACAAATACAAATTAACAATGGTTCTTCCGGTGCTGTAAATTTAAATGTGCAAGTCACAGATACATCAGCTTCTTCAACATTTAGGATATTTAATGAATCTGTTACAGGGTCAGCCACTAAAGATATTATAAATCATACATTAATTTTAGAAGCTAGTGATATTTTAAAAATGACTGCAGGTACCGCTGATGAAATACAAGGTATTATATCTTATGCATTGTTAGATAGATCTCAAGAAAATGGCTAGACAAAAATTTGTAAACTTTGTACCAAGACCAAAGCCTCGAAAACGGCCTGGTAGACATAAAAAAAGTCTTTCAAAATCCGAAAAAAGATCGTATAAGAAATATAATCGACAAGGAAGATAATTATGAATGACATACCTAAAATACCTGTAGAAGCAAAAGAAATAATCAAACATAAAAGAACTGGTAAAGTTTACGAATCCAAAGAAGCTTTTGATGCTGATGTTGCTGATCCTAACACTGACACTACTAGTGATGATTTTAGACAAGATCTTGAAATAAAAGTTACTAGAGCTGGTGCTATAGGAGCTAAAACAAAAAAATAATACATGGAAGCTAGAGGGGCAACAGAAATTCAACATGAATTTTTAGAAAAATATGTTTCTAAAGACTTGTTAAACAAATTTCAAATATGCACATCTATTCCAGGTAAAGTACCTTTAGACCCTAATAAGATAAATATTCTTTGGCAAAAAAATTCTTGGGATCAACCAAACCTACAAGCATTTTTTAGAAATAAAGATAGGCATCATGAGTATGATTGGTACGTATTCAATTCACATTGGAACTATGAAAAGTTTAGGTATTTTTTTCAAATACCTGAAGATAAATGTATGGTAATAAAAAATGGTGCAAATCATTTTCCTCAAAGAAAAATATACAAACAAGGTGAAACAATAAAAATAATACATCATTGTACACCTTGGAGAGGCTTAAACGTATTGTTGTTAGCTATGCAACTTATTAAAAATCCTAAAGTTGTGTTAGATGTTTATAGTTCAAATGAAGTGTATGGCAGCGAGTTTGCTAACAAAGCAAACAAAGACTTTAATGATTTATTTAATCAAGCTAAACAATTACCTAATGTTAATTATATAGGATACAAACCAAATGAATATATTTTAGAACATATGACTGATTATGATTTGTTTGTTTATCCATCTATTTTTGAAGAAACCTTTTGTGTATCAGCTTTAGAAGCTCTGGCTGCGGGTCTTCATGTCATTACTACTAACTTTGGAGCTTTACCTGAAACATGTGCTGAATGGCCAGTGTATGTAAATTATAGTAAAAATTTAGAATTATTAGCAGGTAGTGTTGCTGGTGCTATTGATGTATGTTCAGAATATTTACACACTAATACAATACAAAACCATTTAAACGAACAACAAAAATATTATAAAAATTTTTATAGTTGGGATAAGAAAGCCATAGAGTGGGAAAATTTTTTGAAAGGAGCCCTAAGTGTCAAACGATAAATATATAAATGAGGATACATACCAAACATTACAAGAGGTAAGTATTGAAACACAGTCAGACTATGAAAAAGCTAAAGAACCACTATGGAAACAAAATAATGATGAGTTTAAAAAATTTGAAGTTTTTGTTGCTACTCCTGTACATAGTGAAGTATCTATTCATTACACACAAGCTCTCATAGAATTTCAAAAAGAATGTTTTAAAAAAAGGTTAAAAGTTTCTTTTCATTTAGTAAAATCATCTCTAGTAACACAAGGTAGAAATTTATCAGTTGCTGGTTTTCTAGAGTCAAAAGCCACTCATTTATTATTTATTGATTCTGACATTTATTTTCAAGGTAAATCTATATTTACAATGTTAAAAGCGGATAAAGATATAATTTCTGTGCCCTATCCTCTTAAAACTCTTATGTGGGAAAAAGCTTTTAAAAAAATGCAAGAAGGTAAAATAAAATCACCTGATGACATAAGAAGATCTTTACATACTTATCCAATGAAAGTGCCTAATCCTAATAATATAGAATTAAAAAAAGGTATAATGGAAGTCACAGATTCTCCAACGGGATGTATGTTAATTAAGAGAGAGGTTATTCTTAAAATGATAGACAAGTATCCAGAAAAAGAAATAGTTCAAAAAACAGTCATAAATGGAAAATACGTTAATAAACCTAATATGTGGAACTTTTTTGATACTCTTCATGATCCGAAAGAAAAGACTTATAATGGTGAAGATTTTGCTTTTTGTAAACTATGGAGAGATTTGGGTGGTAAATGTCACGCTTATATCAATGATGCTATTGTCCATGTTGGAGAACACCAGTATCAAGGTAAGTTCTACGATGAGTTGATATCAGCCAAGTAAAATGGTATTATTTTACATTTAAGATCTTAAAAGGAGAATTAATGCCAATACAATTTTTGCCTCAAGCTTTAGCAGCATTAGGCGCAATACAAGGATTTAGATCTGCAAAAGATTCAGGAGCTTCTGGAATAGGTAGAATATTAGGTGCTGGGGCTGGAGCATTTGGTGGTTATAATCTAGGATCAATGTTCCCAGGTACAGGTGTAAACCCATCATTTGCTAACATTAGATCATTAGAGACTTTAGGAAGAGCTACTCAAGCTGGAGGTGGTATGGATTTAGCCACTGTAGCAGCATCAAACGCTGCTGATCCTCAATCTAAATTTGGTTTACAAAATATATTACGTTTCTTAAAAAAAGACAGTTCTCCAACTGGAGAATTTAGTGCTCCAAGAGTTGCAAGTGCATTAGCTGCAGGTACATATCTAAGCGGTGCTTTTGACCCACAACCAACTGATATTTTTATGCCAGGATATAACATGAGTTATCTTACTCTAAGAGATAAAAGGCCTAAATTTACTTATATTGATCCAACCACGGGACAAGAAAAAGAATATCAACAAGTTTATGCTCCTGAAGAACAAGGTAGAGATGATAAAAGAGTAGGTCCATATTCTATGGTTCAACAAAGATTAAGATCAGGTGGACTTGCAGAAATAAAAAAATTTAATGAAGGTGGTGTAAACTATCTTCCATCAAAAATGACTCACGATGAAAACGATTCTAACAATTATGTTAGAGCATTAGGATATGTTGAAGATGGGGCAGGAGTAGGTGATAAAGACGAGGATACAATGTTAGCTCAATTAGCAGACGGAGAGTTTGTAACAAGAGCAGATGGAGTATTAGGTGCTGGAATCATAGCTGGAGCTAATCCAAATAGCATGAAAGATATGAGAGAAAAAGGTGCCCAATATTTCTATGAACAACAAAGAAGATACAAAAGAGTATTTGATTTATTAAAGGATAGAAATGGCGACAGCAAACAAAAAATCAATTAAACCTTTAGTAAGTATTTTACCTTTAGAGCCAAAGGATATTGAAAGATTTTGGCCTCTAGCAGAGTTTATGGTTGCTGAAGCCTTAAACTATTCAGGAAAATATGCTGATGCTGCTTGGGTAAGAGAAGAATTAAAAAAAGATATGATGCAAAGTTGGATTATGTTTGGTTCTGATGAATCAGAAGAGAATAAAGTATTTGGTATTTGTATTGGAAGAATTGGTGTCATGCCTAATTTTAATCAATATGAAATTGTTATTTGTACAGGAAAAAGAAGAGAGTTATGGGAAGATAATTTAATTAAAACGGTCACAGATTTTGCAATAACAAATAAATGCAAAAGATTGAGTATTATGGCAAGACCCGGTTGGGAAAGAGTATCTAAAAAATGGGGTTGGAAAAAGAAACATGTACAATTAGAAAAATGGATAGGATAATATTATGAGTTTTTTTAGCGGAAGATCACAACAAGCAGCAACACCATCATCGCAAACACAGTTTGTAAGAGAAGCTCCTGGTATTGAAGAAAGAAAAATAGAATTGATGGATATTGCGCGTCAAGTAGCGCAACAACCAATAAATTTACCTGATATTCAAGTTGCTGGTTTAGGTGCATTAGAACAACAAGCATTGCAACGAGCTGGTACAACAGGTGTTGGTGCTCCAACAGTTCAAGCAGGTATTAATCAAGTCACAGGAGCAGCTGCCCCTGTTGGTGCTTCACAAATTTCACAATTTTTAAATCCGTATCAACAATATGTGACAGATGAAATTGCAAGACAGTCTGGAATTATGTCAAACCAAATAGCTGCACAAGCAGTTGGCTCAGGAGCTTTTGGTGGTGGTAGAGAAGGTGTTCAACAAGCAGAATTACAAAACAGAACGTTAGATGCTATGGGCAGAGCACAAGCTCTAGGTTTTAATACTGCGTTAGGTGCAGCTCAAAAACAACAAGCAGTGGGATTACAAGCAGGTCAACAGTTAGGTCAGTTAGGTTTAGGCCAACAACAAATGGCTCAAGGTGATATAAATCAATTGATGGCATCCGGTGGTGTTCAAAGACAATTAGCACAAGCAGCACTCGATGCTCAAAGACAATCAACATTACAACAACAATTTGAACCATTTCAAAGAGCAGAGTTTCTTGCAAACCTTTATGCTGCTGGTCCTAAATCTCAATCAGCAGTCACAATGGGAACTCAACCATCAACTAGTCCCTTGGCTCAAGCAGTAGGAACTGGTATTGGTGCATTTGCTGCTTATCAAGGTTTAAATGAAAATCCATTTATACCAAAATAGGAGGTCTAATGTCTTTAAACAAAGTATTAAATAGACCCATGTTTAGAAGAGAGGCTTTGAGAAAAGGCCATCTTAAACCTATCAAGGCAAGAACAGGTAGAAGTATAATAGGGCCTAATAGACCACCTGTGCCTGCAATATACCAAGGAAGTCCTATGGGAGTGCCTGTTGGAGGTACATATAACACTGGATTGGCATTAAGAAATCAACCAACGTTGATGGAAAGAGCTGGAACAGGTTTAAAAAGTTTTGGCAGAAACATATTTGGTATACCTAATATAATTGGTTTTGGTGCAGGAATGAAAGTTGCTGATGCTCTTAACATAAAAGATCCAATTGGACAAATGGCATTTGGTACGGGAGGAGCTTATGCGGCTTCAAGAGCATTACCTGCCTTAGCAGGTTTACCTGCTTTGACTTCTGCAGCTCTTCTAGCAGGTCCAACATATCTTATGTATGCAGGTTCAAAAGAAAGAGAAAGAATTAAAAATATGAGTCCAGAAGAAAGAGCAGCTCATAAATCAAAAGTGATGCAATTTGGAACAGAGGGCTACTTAAATGATGAAATGTTTGACCGACAGTTCAAAATAGATCCACGTAAGCTTGATGAAATAGTAAAGAAACCAAGAACTACAATACCTAACCCAGGATCAGGTCGTCAAAATTTAAGAGTTGATCAAGAAAAAAATGTAGATATAGCAACTGCTCCAGATAACATAACAACATTAGGAACTGATGAAGTTATTGATACTGCTAAAATAGCAGAAAATGCTGCTGTAAATATTGATAGCGGTAGAGGTGGGGATTCTGCTAGTGCGATAGCTAGACAACAAGCTAATTTACCAAAACCTGCCATATCTGAAGATGATGATGATAAAAAAGATGAAACAGGCAAAGACACAGGCACAGGCACAGGCACAGGAACTGCAAATCAAGATTCAGTAAATGCTACATCCACATTCAAAGCACAATTAGATTTAGCGAAAGAAATAGCAAAAGAAATGAGAGTTGGAAGAACTTCAAATGCAAATCTTGTTTTTTTAAGTAATCTTGCTTCTGGTTTATTAACAGGCACAACAAAAAGATCAGGAGTTGGAGGCGCTTTAGAAGTATTCGGAGCTGCATTAGGTCCTGCTGTAAACAATATGGTTATGGTAAAAATGAAAGAAGATGAAATAGAACAAAATCTTCTTGGTAGAGCACTAGAATTTTCTACAGATTTTTTAAAAGCACAAAACCAAGGCTATGATATGCCTGACACTAAAGAGATTGGGGTAATACAATATACAAATGAAGCAGGAAGAATAGTAAATGTTCCTGGTAGAGTTTTAGCAGATGGTACAAAACAAAGAGCTTCTGGAGCAGCAGATCCAAGAACTGGATTATATACTTATGTGACAGTAGACCCTAGCTTAAACTTTATACCTAATACAGATGCTAATAAAGAAACACTAGAATTAGCTAAAAGTATCGCGGGTAAATATGCAGCTGTCAATTTAATTAATAGAAGTTTAGGTATCATCGAATCCGGAGGTGCCCAAGCGGGTGTTACTGGTGCGATTGGTTTATATGGAGGCCGTGTTTCAGAGGCGTTAGGTGATGTATTTTCTTTTGCAAGTATAAGTGGTGATAGTAAAGCAGAACTGAGATCAGCTGGTAAAGCTATGTTTAATATTGAGCAAAAGAAAGTTGCAAATGCTTTAGTAACCTCTGGTGAATTTAAAGATGTTACTAGCGCCTTAAAATATTTAAATGGTAGAGATGGATTGGGTTCTTATCAATCAAATTATAATGATGCAATAAATAATGCAAAAAATAGATTAAAAGATGGTAGCACACTTGATTATGAAAGATTAGCTATTAATGAAACTGTGTTAGTTTACAAATTAGCAAACTCATTAAAAGCAAAAGACAGATTAACTCAAAAAGATATTGAGATGGCTAAAGGTCTTGTTAAAGTATTCCCACTATTAAGAGGTGAAAGAAACGTTATTGCATCATTAACAGCTACAGCAGAAACTATTCTTGATGATATCAAACAACAGGAAAGGTTATATGAAAGAGCTGGTGGAGCTTCGGAATATTTATTAAATGAAAGAAAAGCTTATGGACTATTGCCTAAAGCCACGACCATTGACACTATGACTGATTTTGAAAGTAAAGAGTTTAAGAGATTAGTTGATAACATTGGGAAAATGACAGAAGAAGATTTTGAAAAAATTTTTCCACCGGAGTATTTTAAATAATGAGCACGTTAGATAAATTACAGAAAAAATTAGATGATAAAACTCTAAATCCAAATGAGTTGAATCAACAACAAAGAATGATTATTGATGCACTTATACAAAGTGGTAAATTAAAAGGACCAAGCATGAATGAGTTGTCTGAAATGCGAAAAGGTGCTGCAGAAGAAGTAGCTAGAGAAAAAGAATTTTTACAAAATCCTTTAAAAGCAGGAACAGGTGTTGGACAGCCGACTTATGAGTTAGCGGGAGATATAACAGGTAGTATTTTTCCATATGTTTATAATAGAAAAAAAATATTTAGAGCTGCAAAAGATGGAACACTATTTGGTAAGGGTCCAGGATACTTTGCACAACAAGCTGTAAAGATAGCAGATAAATTACCAGGTAGATTTAAATTATTTGGAGGTGCTATTAAAGCAGTTGGAAAATTAGTAGATCCACTCTCAAGAGCTTATAGAGGACCACTATTAAAAACAGAAGTACAATCGATATTAGGGGGTACTGCAGGTGCAGGAGTAGGATCTTTGACTTATGATACTTTAAATGAACAAGCAGGAGTACAAATAGCATCAGCTTTAGCAGATGATTTATCTGAAATACCTGAAGGAGAAGTTGAAAGAGATCAATTAGTTAATGCAGGTGTAGCAATGAAGAATGCTTTGATGTGGAATACAGGGGCCTCTTTGTTATCTCCATTTATCTTTGGACCTTTTGGTAAAATGATAAGAAAAGGTTTTGGAACAGTAGGACCAAAACAAAAAGAATTAGCTACATTCGCACGTGATAAAGGTTTACCATTACCTCTTTTATCTGCTTTAAAAGATGGTCAGGGTACTTTTTCTGGACTTGGTAAAAATTATTTTAAATTTATGGGGGTATTTCCTTTAGTTGCGCCAATAGGTAAAGTCGCTAAATCAGAGGCAGAGATTGCAGGTGGTAAAAGATACTTATCTGATTTACAAGCGTATGCACCATTACTCAAAGTAAGTGCTATAAATGCAGCTGTTAGACAACAAGCTGAAAAGGTATTTATTCAAAACACTGATTTATATAATAGCGCTTATAAAACTTTTGATAATTTAGTCACAACTTCAGGTAATCCAAGAATAATTAAATTAGAAAAAACTCAAAAAGCTGCTAGAGAATTTTTAGAAGAAAGTGAAGCACAGTTTCCTGAATTTTCAGAATACTTATCTGGTTTTAGAGGGGCTGCCCCTGTTAAACAAGTTGATATAGATAAAATATTAACTATGCAATCAGATCCAATAAATATGTTTATGAAATCAATGATTCAATTACAAGATAATATGATTACACCTAAACAATTTAAAGGTGTAATGACTATGTTGAATAATGCAATCGAAGGAAGTAGATATGCAACTTTGAAAGATAATATGTTTATAATGCGTGAAGCTATGGAAACAGATTTTGCTAAGTTTGGAGAAGACATTTATAATCCATCTAAATATTTACAAGATGAAGGTATTAAAGCAACTTATGATACAATTACACAACAAAGTGGAAAAGATTTAGCAGATCAATATATACAGACAAATATAAAAGCAGCAGAACAACTTAAAGATCAACTATTAAAAGCAAATAAAATATTTGCTGATGTGCAAGGTTTTTATCAAATGTCACCCCTAGTAAAAAGTTTAAAAAAATTTGACAGAAATGCATTTACTGCAAAAAGTTTAGAGGGTTTTCAAGGAGCTGGAACACAATATAGAGATCAATTATTTAAAGATATAGGTAGAGAAGTATTTGAGAATGATTCTGTAGATGCTTTAGTTCAATTTAAAAAACTTATTGGTGCTGAAGGATCAAGAGAAATAGGTTCAAAAGCAACAGAAGGCGGAAAAGATTTATTTAAAGCAGTTACAGCAAAATACGCTTTTAATAAATTTTTAAGAGCTTTTAATGCGCCAGCTGATGCAGGTGCTAAATCAGTTTTAAACTTTGTTGATGAAGACGCATCAGTGAGAGCAGGAGCTTCATATTTAACAGACACACTTAAAGTTATG